AACCCGAAGTGGCTCCTCAACTTCCCGTCGCTCCAAGCCCTCGTCAGAGGCAACCCCGATGACTATGAGGGAGCCTTCAACAAAGCCAAAGAGGTCCAGGATGTCCTTTTGGGGCTCGATCCTTTCACGACTGCGAACAATGATAGGTGGTCAGGTGTAACGGGTCTCGGAGATATTGGGTTTGTGTACTACGACAACAACTCGCGTCCAGTATTTTCGGTCAACTTCCGCATTCTCTTAGAATACAAGGACAATGCACTAAGCCAGCGTGATTCGCTGTAACAGGAGCCAAACATGGCAAAACGCGTAAGGGTTTCAGACGACAGCGGCGCCACTTGGTATACGCTGCCCGGTAATACGGCAGAGTTGACCGATGAAGCCGGTGACATCAAGGATACGATCTACGGTCAGGATTACGCCTCGTCTCAGACGGGGTTGATCGCGACTGCGATTAAGGCGAACGGCCTCTACAAAGGGTTTGCGGGCTACGTCGCGACCCTCAAGAAATCCGGAACGCCGACGACACTCACCGACGAGCCGATGTCGCTCGTGTCAGGCAAGACTTATAAAGTCACCGATGCAACGAAGCAATGCTTCGATCGCAATACGGCGTTGTCTTTCAAGGATGATGGCTCAGCACTCGATCCGTCCAATATCGAGTCGGTCGATTATCTCTTCGGGCGTGTAACCCTCAAGTCGTCGTACACCCCAGCAGGCGCGATTACAGTCGCCTCTGGTAAGTATCTCCCGCTAGCGACGATTGGTCGGTCGAATGGGTTTACGCTCAAGCAGACCACCAACGCTATCGACAACACCGATTACGATTCGGCTCAAGAGAATGACGGGCATCATACGTATGAATATGGTCTCCGTACAGTATCTCTCGACATCCAGGGCATCTACTCATCGAGCAATGATCTCCGTACGATGCTCCAGAACCGTGCTGAGATCGTTATCGAGGTCAATCCTGATGGTGCCGGTAAATCAGTCGCACGCGGCTTCTTCAAACCGATGTCAACTGGCCAGTCTGGTGATGTTGGTGATCTGGAAGCCCAGACGACATCGTTCGCGTTGTCCGTTCCGGATGACGAGGCGATCACAGTTCCGTTCAGCTGGATCCACGATGCTGGAACCACCCTCAACGTAGGTATCCAAAAGCTTCTCAGTGCTTGGACTGCAGGCGATTTGATCACCATCTCGTATCTCCCAGACGGCCTCACTGGCGTGATGGGCGATGCAGTGATTACTGACTTGTCGCTCGCAGGTGGACTGGAAGTCATGAACGAATTTACGGTTGACGCCCAGATTTCGGGTGAAACTGAACCCGTTGAGCCGTAAGGGGATACGAAATGGAACCGACTCTGGAAAAGTTCTTTACGACATCGGGTGAAGCCTCAAAGCACATGAATGTGCAATTGCGGGATCGTGTTCGCAATCCGATCGCAACTGAGACTTACACGGCGCCTGACAAATCGGTGTACAAGATCCGCGTTGGCAAAGAAGGTGCCAGCGCATACAACGACGAGGGTCGTTTGGTGGCGTCTGTCGGCCGTCTGGTGAATCTCGTCGTTTCGTTGCCATACCAGAAGAAGGGCTTAGGTACTGCCCTACTTGTTGCGTTCTGGACACACAATCAGGATTTCGTGCCTGAAGGGATTGCAAATCGCACTCCTGAAGGGCAGAAAGCGTATTCCAAGGCGTGGAATACGAAGATTAAGAGCCTTCAACCGAAGGCCTCAAAACCGGCCACAAGAACTACTTAGGAGGTTTAGATGGAGAACTCTTCGGCCACACAACGTGAACAGGTTCGCGCTAGTATCTTCAGTGCGAAGCAACTGCGCAAGGTAACTGTCGAATTCTTTGGTGCGGAAATCGAAGTTCGTCAGCCTACTCTGGAAGACATCGTCGAAACCGCATCGGCTGATAATCGCTCGACGACCATCAACACTCTTATCCGCTATGCGTATGTTCCAGGCACCGACGAACGGGTGTTTGACGATACCGACGCGGATTCGCTCGCGAAACTCCCGTTTGATGCCAATTTCAAGCGGGTTGTGGATGCCCTCGAACAGCTGACCAACATCAGTTTTCAGGACAAAAAGCCTGGCTAAACCGTAATCCGGCGGTGATTGCGGTAATGCGGATTGCTTGGGAGCTCAAACTACCTCTTGAAGATGTAGCCAAGATGACTCCCGAGCATTTCTGCCGCTGGGTGGCCTTCTTCCAGCTCATGGATGAGGCCCGCTCGAAGGGGAAGAGACGTGGCGCGTAATATTAACCTGGGCTCCATTAACTTCGGCATTGCTGCTGATACCACTCGACTCGCAAACGCGATCTCGATGATTCAGCAGTTTGGCCTTGACGTTAATGCAGCCGCACGTCAAACGGGTGCAGGAGCTGCACAGATCGAAGCAGCCTTCCGCCGTCAGGAAGCTGCTGTAATCAGTGCACTCCGCCAGGTTCAACGATTTCAGGATCAGGTCACCAAAGCGGGTGCCCCTTCGCAGTTCATGGCTGCGACGACCAATTCGTTGAACGCATTCGTCCGGAATATGACGTCTGGACAAGCTACGGCTCTCCAATTCCAGCGCACGATGGAGCGCTTCCAAACCTCCATGTCTAATCAGGGGCGCCTTCTCAATTCGTGGAAGGAAGCCCAAAATAATGTTGGCGGTCTTGTTAATGCACTCCGCGAGGCGAGTTCCGCAGCGATCTTGTTTGCGGGCCCACTTTCGGGTATCGCAGCACGTCTGTCAGTAATCGCGGGATTGGCCGATCGCGTTAGCCTGAGTATGGTTGCATTGATCTCCGGCATGGCCGCAGGTGCATATGCAGTCTACAAGCTCGGTTCAATTGCAATAGATACCGAGAAGAAGCTGCAGGGAATCGATCAAGCACTCACAGCAGTGTCAGGATCATCGACGCTTGCTGCAGTGCAGATGAAATTTCTCTACGACTTTGCTAAACAGTCTGGCGTCGCATTCGACGTTTTGGCGAAGCAGTACTCGCAGATCGCTGCAGCTGCGAAGGGTACAAGCTTGGAGGGTGAGCGAACCAATGACGTCTTCAAGACGATCGTCATGGTTATGGCCAAACTTGGAAAGTCGTCGGATGATACGTCCGGAGCACTCCTCGCCATTCAGCAGATGCTGTCGAAAGGCCGCATCTCGGCAGAAGAGTTGCGCCAGCAGTTGGGTGATCGACTCCCCGGCGCATTAGCTACCTTCCAGAAGGCCCTAGGCGTTACTGGACCGAAACTGGATCAGATGCTCAAGAAGGGCGAAGTTCCGCTTTCGGCGCTCACCAAATTTGCTGCTGAGTTGCGCGAGCGCTTCGGAATTGATCTAAACGAACCCATTACCACGCTCCAAGCATCCTACGGTAATTTGTCGACAGCTATTACCGGATTCGGTGAAGCACTGAACAACACTTTCGGATTTGCCGACAAGTACCAACGCTTCATCGATTACCTCACCTCGAGCATTAATGCACTAACCGATAATATGGGTATGGCGACTACTGTTCTTGGCGCTTTCGCAGGTGCTCTGGGAGCTATTGCAGCGCCGGCTATTTTGAATGGTATTTTAGCACTTGGTCGAGGACTCGCAACACTCTTTGGCCTGTTCGCTCTTTTTACTCCTGCTGGCTTGATCGGCGGTCTACTTCGACTGACTACTGCGATTGCGGGTGCAGTCCTTGGCGCATCACTATTCTCTCAGGTATTCGGCGACTCCGAAAAGTCCGTACTCAAAGGCTTACCGAGTGTCCAGGCGTATATCGAGGCGCAACAGCGGATGGGTTATACCATTCGCCAGACGACACAGGAATACATTAAACAACAGCAGGCTTTCCTCACTGGAACGTCATCTAAGCTGGTTGAGGCGGTTGATGAACTTCAAAAGCTTGAAGAGGCTCAGCTCAAGTTAAAAGCATCGCAGGGTATTATTGCCAAGTTCGTGCAGGGTGTTGCATCACTCGATGATGCGTCATTCTCCGAATCGGGTGCAGCCCAATCCGTTGATGCTGCCAAGAAGCGTGTCGCAGAACTCTCTAAGGCCTATCAACAGGCTTACGGGGATCTGCAGAAGCTCTTCAAGATCATGGACGAACAATCGGCGCGTGAGAATAAGACGCGTACTGATCCGGAAAAGGATCCGACGACCCGCCAGCTTATGGCAATCAAGAATGCTCAAGACACCATCCGCGAGGCGCAGCGCAAAGCCAATGCGATGTTCCAGCCGGATGCGATCAAGGATTACCTGAACGTCCAGAACGATATTTCCAAGGCAGTAGAGAACTATCGCGACGTCCTCACCCGTGCAGAAGTTCCTGCAGCCAAGATCACGGAACTCACCAATAAGTATGCAGAGGCCTTGAAACAGGTTAAGATGGGCGAACTGCAACTGAAGACAATGACTTCCACGTTCCAGGCACTATCGGATATCGCAGGCCGCGCATTCGATCGTATGGCTGATTCTCTTGCTACAGCATTCGCTAATAGCGAAGATGCGATGAAGGCGCTTGCGGATACAGCCCGGTTCGTAGCACAGGATATCTACAAAACGTTCCTTACGCTAGCAGTCACCAATCCGTTGAAGAATATGCTCTTCGGGACGAATTCACCGATTCTTAGTGCCGGAACAGCTGGAGCCGGCGGTATCTTTGGATCTCTATTCGGAGGTACATCACTCGCCAATATGTATGCACCGGCATCAGGGCCAGTTGCACTTGGTGAAGCTGTCTCCGTGTTCTCTGATCCGTGGGCAGGCCTCGTTCCAGGTAGGGCCTCTGGCGGTAAAGTACGTGCTGGTGGTACCTATGAGGTTAACGAGTTTGGTCGGGAGTTCTTCACGCCTGATACTCCAGGCTATATCGGTAATGGGTCAGGCGGTGGCGGCAATCACTTCGAGGCACACATTCATCTCGGTGACAAAGGCGGTAACGCAGACTCAAACACCATCGGTGAGATCGTCCGGCGTATGCGTGCAGAGTTTGAGGACATGATGAATTCAAACCTAGCTGATCAACATCGCACTGGCGGTATGTTCGGCGCCAAGTTGGGGAGGTAAGAATGCCATTCGATACGTTCACACCTCCGCGCCCACCAATTATGGGTGATACGTCGCAGCAGACTACCTCCGATGTGTTGACCACCAAGTTCGGCGAGGGGTATGAACAATCAGCTCCGGATGGACCAATCTCCGTTCGCGACTCCTACCCACTGTTGTTTCAGGGTACGCCCGCACAGATGAAAGAGATTGCCGACTTTCTTAAGGCGAAGGGTGGGTATATTCCGTTTATGTATACCGTTCCCGGAGTTGGCGTACAGCAACAGTTTCTCTGCAAGTCTTGGAAACGTGCGCTGACGTTTCCGGTGGATCAACTAACTGCAACATTCGAGCAGAACTTCAATATCGGGTAATGCAATGGTAACAAATCCGAAAACACTCCAGGAGTCGCAGAAGCTCGCAGTCGATGCATTGATCGAACTGTACGAAATCGACCTGGAATCAATCGGTGGCGGAATTGTTCGTATTACTCCAACACCCTTGAAAGGTACAAATGAAGACGAAGCCGAAGTGGGTGTACCGGTGGTATGGCGTGGTGAAACGTATGTCCCTGTTCCGATGCGCACAGAAGGCTGGGAAACGCGCGCAACAGGGACGACGCCAACGCCATCGGTTACGTTCGCGAACGTTAATGCCGCCTTCTCCGAA